TGCGGCTTTCCGGTTGAGCATGGCTACATCCTGTGCCGGTGTGCGGTAGCTTGCCTCGTCATAGTCAATGACGTGGATCTCATTGCCGGCAAGTTGGATAAACCATACTGCTGTTGCGTCGGCATTTCCGAGGTCCCACCACGTGTGTACCTGGAGCGATTCATCATGGGAAACCCTTGTAATCCGCCCTTCTTTGTCTGCCTCGATTAGTTGATCACCCCAGAAACTGCCCTCCAACGGCGCGTCTGCTGAGCAATAATATTCCTGCTGGATTAGCTCCTCGGGCATCCCGGCGCGACGCTCCTTGTCCAGGTCTTCCAAGCTCACAATGCCAGTGTCTTCAACGGTTAGGCGTTCGCAAAACCAGTCAGGATTATCCTTGGCCATCTCATACAGTCGAAAGCCGTGGTTGTTTCCGCGCGGTGTGAATGGAAAGATTGCCCAGCCACCGTTAACCCGCAGGATGGGACTGACGTAATTCCATGCCGCAGGATTTGATATGGCATACTCGGAAAGCACTACTCCCACCGGATTGCTACCCATCAAACTGTCGTAAGCATCTGCACCGCAACAATAAACCGCGCTGCCGTTGCGTAGCTCTATCCGCATCATATCGTGGCGGATGTGCTTGACCATCGAGCCGGGTTGATCTGGAGAGCGCCAGCCAGGGAACGCATCCAGCATCCGATTGCCCGCCTCGTCTATATTTTCCCACACCACACGCCTGGCTTGGATATGGGTCGGGAGTAGATACCAATACACGCCGACACGCTTCTGTGACGCCACACTCAACCAATGCCATGCCGTCTGGTCCTTGCCTGCCCTGCGGTGCCACATAGCCACGGCACGTGCCCCAACGGGCGTGTTGGACATGTATTGCCACAGGTTGTCTTGGTATGGGCGACAATCCCAGTTGTGAGGCAGGGTAAGGTGTTCAGTCACGCTTGGTCGGGTCTTTAATGGTGATGACCAGCTCGCCGGCTACGTTTACGTCTTGGGCTGGTTCCTTCCAGCCGCACCGCGTTTTAGCCCAGAATATCTGCGCTGTAGCGTTGTTGTGGGTAACGGCATTGTTATACAGACTGCCCAGCACCTTGGTGTTGGCCTTGTCCATCGATGTAGCAAGCTCCTCGCGGTAATACTTCCGCAGCGTTGGTACTGAAATGCCGTTTATTCCTATGCACCGGGCGATAGAATCCAGCGGTATTCCTACCGCACACATGGTTCTTACTTGGTCCTGTGTTTCAGGTGTTGGGTTGTGTTTCAATGCCATTGGCTTTTATAGGAGAAATATCCTCCCGCTCCGCTTGTTCACCAGTGAAGTTATTCCACCGTGTTACAATTGCCTTTACCTCGGCCCTATATAGCTCTTTGTCGTGGAACGGCGTGCTTTCGTATGTCTTATACATACTGCCGCCCTCAGGGTAATCCTTCGCCCAAAGGACTGCGCAGCACGTCTCTAATGTTTCGTCTGTCATTGTTCTTCAATCGGCTCGTCGGCATGGTATCCAGGGTTTGTGAATATCTCCGGGCGGAATGGCGCGGCCTTCTCGTCCTCGCATTTCTCGCATACATAGGTGACAAATATACCCCGTGCGTCTGTTAAGTCATATTTGGACAAACCTGAGCCACAATTGCATTCACGCGACATTTGCTATCTCCTTGTTTATAGACGGGAAACTCGTCTCGTCTAACTCGTTAACGGCTATCTCTCCAGTAAAATTCTGCCACCGTGTTACTGCTATGTCTACATAGGTTGGGTTTAGCTCGATGGCGTGGATTGATCGGCCTGTCATCTCGCCTGCTATGATGGTTGTTCCGCTACCGCTGAATGGTTCGTATACCGCCTGACCTGGGCTTGAGTTGTTTTCTATGGGGCGTTTCATGCATTCAACGGGCTTTTGCGTGCTGTGGCCTGTCTCTGACTTCATGGGCTTGTCTATCTCCCATACTGTTGATTGCTTCCTGCCACCAGCGTAGTGGCCCTTACAGCCCTTTCTAACGGCGTACCAGCATGGTTCGTGCTTCCAATGATAATCACCGCGCCCAATTGCAATGTTGTTCTTTACCCAAATAATTTGTGCCCTGACATTCAAACCGCATTCATCAAGGCTCTCAGCTACCACAGCCGAATGTAACCCTCCGTGCCAAACATAAGCCACATCGCCGGGGAATAGCGCCCATGCTTCGCGCCAGTCTGCCCGGTCGTCGTTTTCTACAGGCGCGACGGCCCTCGCGCCTATCTTCTTGCCATTTGCCCTATCAGCTTGGTTGCGCCAGTTCGCATCATACTCCACCCCATAAGGCGGATCAGTCACCATCAAGTGCGGCTCAACGCCATTCAGACACTTAGCCACCACGTCCGCATCGGTACTGTCACCACAAACCAGCCGGTGCTTGCCCAGTATCCATACGTCACCCGGTCTTGTTATCGGCTCCGGTGCGTCCGGTATTTCGTCGGGATCGGTTAGCCCTTCTGTCTTATCTGCAAATATGCTTTCAAGTTCTAAATCGCTAAAGCCTATCACGGACAAATCGAAGTCCATTTCAGCCAATCCACCTAGTTCAAGGCTGAGTAAGTCGTTGTCCCAGCCCGCATTCATGGCAAGTTTATTGTCCGCCAGGATGTACGCCTTTTTCTGGGCCTCCGTGAGGTGTGACAGTTCTATGGTGGGGATAGTCGCCATTCCTAGCTTACGTGCGCCCTGAACGCGCCCATGGCCTGCTATGATGCCGTTGCTGCCGTCTGTGAGTACTGGGTTGTTAAATCCAAATTCTTTTATGCTGGCGGCTATCTGTGCCACTTGCTCATCGCTGTGGGTGCGTGCGTTGTTCACGTATGGGATTAGATCAGCAATGGGTGTCTGTGTTATCTCCAACTCAGTCTAGCTCCAATATGATTAGCATCACGTCTTCGTCGTCAGCTTTAAGGCGGGCCAGTTTGATGTCATTGATTCTATCGATGTAGTTGGTGATCCTATCACCCAGCGCGCGGTATTGTTTAGATACCTCTGCGACATCTTCCGCCACCTGTATTTTGCGCTCTAAAGCCTTGGCGCTTTTGGTAATATTGCCCAGCGCACCGGCTAGTTTAGTATGTTCCGCCTTGTTTGTCGCCCTTACATTGCGGAGTTCCTGTTTGGCATCCTCTATTGCGGCCTCATGTGGGAGGGGGCCGTCGTCTGGTTTCTTCTTGTGAGGGGGGAGGTAGAAGCGGTCCTCTTCCCACCAGTATTTCTTGCGGGAGCCACCACGGCGTACTCCATCATCGGATGTCGCTGCTGCGTAGGTTAGCGTGGGGTCAAGACCGGTCAGACTGTAAGCGCCGGCATCCGTGATCAGCGTGGCGGTGTCAACTAGATCAGGATCAAGGCCAGTGTAAGTATAAGCACCTGCATCCATTTCAAGACGCAGATCGGCGACAAGATCGGGATCAAGACCGGTGTATGTATAAGCCCCGGTATCGGTTTCTATAACGATCTGGGCCGATATCGTCGGATCTAAGCCAGCGTAGGTATAACTTCCCGCGTCCAATGCAATGGATATGCTATGAGATAAAGCAGGGTCTTGGCCGGAGTATGTGTAAACTCCCGCATCCAGAATAATAGTAACACCAGACGAATGCGATACCGTTGGGTCTAGACCCGCATAGGTATATGTCCCCAGATCAATTGTTGCTCCCTGACCGCGTGATAGTGTTGGGTCAAGTCCCGCGTAAGTGTATGTCCCCAGATCAACGGCTTGAGTCCACTGGACCGTTACTGTGGGGTCTAATCCACTGTAGGTGTATGTTCCAAGATCAATGGTGGCTCCGTAACCAACATCAATGTCAACATCAAGACCGGCGTGAGCATAAGTCCCAAGCGTAATAGATTGGGTTCTCTGGGTAGTTATCGTCGGATCAATGCCGGTGTATGTATAAGTCCCGAGATCAATAGCAACGCTTAATTGTACCGCCTGCGTGGGGTCTAACCCGCTGTATGCATAAGCACCTAATTCTATCGTGCCTGTGATCGCCGCAACGTCAGTGACAGCATTCCCGGTGTAAACGTAAGCACCCGCGTCACAGGTGAGGGTGTAGGCAGTAGTGCCCGCAGCAACCGTAACGGCTACGCCTACATAGGTTCCGGTGAACTCTACGCCAGCGCCATCGCGCAGCCGGAACGTAAACACGTCGTTGTTAACAGCGTCCCCTGTCGGGAACTGAACCGCGTGTTCCGTCTCGATAAAGTTCCCGACAGTGACCGTTGCACCACCTGATATCTCGGCGCTGCTCTCCACCACACCGTTATTATTAGCGATTAACGAGCCGGTCCCGCTTAACAGCGCCTCGGTTATATCGTCGCCATCAACAAAATGCGCGCTCGCAGAGTTGGTTAGCTCAACCCCTCCCGTGCTTGTCGTCGTTACCTGGAAATAGGGGTCGGCATTCTTGCGTGCCCAAAGCTCAATAGTCGGTGTCGTCCAGTCAGCCGCCGATACTTCTAGGCGGTGACGAAGGCGGAACGGTGTATCAAGATTGACACCATCATAGTCGGTGTCCTCCGCCGCTAGCCATGATGCGCCGATCGGGGCAAAGGCTAAGGTGGCGTCAAGGCCCCCGTAAACGTAAGCCCCTGCATCACATGCCAACGGGTAGTCTGTGGGTCCAGAGACAAGCGAACCTAAACGCAACACAGACAATTGGCCGGTGCCGCATGTCATTGTCGTGGTGTTGGTGCCTATCCGATTATTTCGGACGTGTAGGTTTGTGCCTTGTGCGACATCATCAAGAATGCCACCACCGTTGATCGCGCCCCAGCCTGCGCCACTGTTCCGATTATATGTGGAACCGCCAAAGCCCTTGTCTGTCGTGCCCACCCGCAGCTCACCGGCTGGCATGGCCCGCGTTGCAGCAACAACAGATGTCACCGCTTGCGTGAAAAACGCTAGATAATCGTCAGTCCCTACCGCAGCATCGGTAGACAGAACGCCCGTCGCATAATCAAATCCCGCCGTATCCAGGTGCGGGTTTGTGTCCCAAAGCTGATTGGTCCCTGCTGTGTTGAAATTATCCGATGTCGCCTCGGCAATGGCGCATTCGTTGCCTGCTGGAAGTTGCCATATTTGCAGACATGAACCGGCGAGGTAGTTGACGGAAGTGCTTTCTCCGTCGCGCCTAGTGTGTCGCAAAACCAAATCTTCGTTGGCGGTAACGTCGATAAACCCAGCCCATGACAGGCAACCGTCATCAGAATTGTCAGATGTCCTGACGTAGGTTTCTGTTCTTGTGCCGGGAACCTCGGTGCTGTCCAGCTCCAGATGCCCGGTAAATTCGTTTCTAGCACCGGAGCCTGTGCCGTCGAAGGGAACCGTGTAGGCAACAAGATAGCGGCCCGACGTGTCGATATCGATAGCGTTGGCCGTTCTGGTAAATGGCCCTTCTTCCTCAGTGGTCGTGTTCCAAGCTATGTCGGCTTCAGTACCGTTTGCATTTACTGCCGCCGTGTTGGCCGACTGCGAATACCGGCCATAGCTATCAGCGTCGGACAGTTTCAGGACCGTGATAGTGCCTTGGTTCACAACACGGGCATTTGTTCCGGTCGTGCTGTTGTCAAACCGCGTTGATCTAATCAGCAGGCTTTCACTACCCGCCGAGCTGATGATCCCCATCCCCGAAGTCCGGTAATCCTGCGCGCCACTGTTCTTTCGGATGTAACCACTTGCCCGACCGGGAATGACAGCAGAACCGCCCTGGATAAGTTCAGTCTTCCAGTTCAGACGTTCGTTATTAGTGGTGTCGGTAGTCGTGTGCTCGTCTGACCAAGTGACTAGATACAGCCCGGCGTCCACCAGCGTGAAGGTGCCAGCGGAGTAGGTAACAGCCGTGCCGACGGTCTTAACAGAGTTCGCAAAGGCGTGGTCGAGGGTGCCACCTCCGGTGTTAGGGATAGCAGAGGTATCAGCCGTATTCGACCGGACCATATAGTCAAGATCAGCCATTAGGGTGCTCCTAAAGCGCCGTCATCATCCCTAACCCGTGCATGGGCCTGAGTGATGATAGCGGCCAAGGCAAGGACCATCGTATTCGTTTGTCCCGCCTGGGTATAAGCCCCGGTATTTGCGGCTAAGGGGTAATCTGTGGGGCCGGATGCCGTGTAGGTTATAAATATGACACCCTGGATTCCCGCACCACCTGCCCCGCCGTTGCCCCCATTCTTGCCGCCTGCGCCGCTTCCCGCTCCACCACCGGCACCATAGTTTCCGCCACCACCACCGGCTGCGCCCGGCATACCATCGCCGCCGCCGCCACCTGCGCCACCACCACCGCCGCCCGCGCCTGCCGTTGTCCAGACCGTGCCTGCACTGCCTGCGCTGCCGGGGTTTCCTGTGGTGTCCTCGGGTGCCCCTGATCCTGCTGAACCACCGCCGCCCCCGCTTACTGTACCGCCTGCGCCGCCAGCACCACCATTGCCGCCCGTGGCACCACTGCCATTAGAGCCAGTCGATCCCGTAGTGCCTGCCGCAGTAGTGCCACCGGCACCGCCACCACCACCGGCACCGCCGCCACCGTTTCGATCACCACCGCCATTGCCGCCGCCTGCGCCACCACCGCCGTTTCTGCCTGTTGTGCCCGTTCCACCAGAACCACCGGCACCGGCTGTACCGCCTAAAGTGTTGTCTGCGTCTGAAACACCGCCGCCGCCAAAATCAGCGTTAACGTCGCCTGTCGATTTCCACCATGTTGCTGTGCCTGCGCCGCCGTTTCCTGCGACCGCAGAACCTCCACTACCTGCGCTGCCTGCCGCACCGATCTGGATACTGATAGTGCCGGTGGCCACCTGATTGGCTGATGAACGATATTCGCCACCACCGCCCGAACCGCCACCACCGCCGCCCATATCGTCGCCGCTATCACCACCACCACCCGAACCGCCGCCTCCTGCCCCAATACAGTGAACCGAGTTGTCGGCGTCATTCCAATCGCCGGGTGTGGCCCATGTCGTCCCGGATGTGAGGATGACATCGACCATTAGGTGCTGGCCTTCTCATCACGCATGGCCTCTATCTCCTGATTGGAAGCATCCGTCATGGTATCAATTTCTATTTCCGTGAGCGTCGGTTCTGTCCTGGATGGCAGGCCGTCGATCTGACTTAGCTTTCCAGCAATGTACTTATCTATCTCCACGGTTGATCTGACAAAACTACCGTCAGATAGCTGCCTATCCCCCATCCGAGCGTCTTGGTTTTTAAACCAGCCCGCAGGTATTGTGTCGATGGCTTCGTCCGCTGTTATGATCCCAGTTATGTGGTTATTAGAAACCTGAACGAACCGATCATTGACGGGGGATGTGCCGGTTTCTACATTGACGGCGGCCTGTCCTACTTCAACAGACGGACATTCCAGGCCGGGAAAAAAGATCACCGCCTCCCCGGCACGGGGTGCGTGGGGCACCAGAATTTGGTCTAGAGTTTTGTCATGGTCGCACACGATCTGACGCAGCCGCCCCGTCGCAATGCTGTAATAGAGCGCAATAGCCATTCCGACCTCCAGACACTTAAGTAACTGTGTATAGGCCGGATGCGTTGACCGTGATTGTATACGTGTCGGCATTCGCCATAGTAACAGCACTACCGTGATCGAAATGACAGATCAGCGGGTCACTGGTCGCCGTCTGATCGAAGATGTAGACATACTGGAACGTTGCAACGGCACCGGACGCCGTAAGCACCAGATCATTCAGATCCAACGTATAAACGCCACCGGCCTCTGCCGAGCTTGCCAGGGTCATGACCTGAGTTGATAGATTGGTGTAAGCAATCTGGGTCACGTTAGCCAGAATGCCATTGCCTGTCGTGGTGGGGTTAGGCGTCTCCGACGCAGGAGCCGTGTTGGACAGCGCGACTTGAAAAGTATCGGATGCGGTATTGATAGCGCCCTCATGGACGTATTCCATCCAATCGGCGATTTTTACATAAGTTGCCATTAGCTATTCCTTAAGCCTACGAAAATTAGCTGATTATATCACGAGTCTGCTGATTTACCATTATCATTAGTCGTGCTTTCTGTCCCTTATGGCTCTGACAATTTGTGAGGCAAGACGTGCTTCCGACGCGTCCCACAAACTGCCAGTAAAGTGGTCCACCACCTTAGCACAAGCCTCAGTCTCCGCTGCTACGGCTTCGCGCAAGACCTGTGCAATCCACTCCTCTGGCTCCCATACAATCCCCTTGTATGGCGGATATCGAAACAATTTAGCCGTCATTTCCCGCGCCTTCTCGTCTGCCCAGTCCTTGCCCCACTGATCGACGTAGCGGTTGTCGTGGGGTGATTGGTTGTCCTTGTCGGTTATATTCTGGGTTATATTTTCCGGCGGTTTATTAGTTGTCATGGTTTGGCTCCTCTGGTTTACGAACTTCGTCTTTTATCCGCGTGTTGGTGTAGAAATCACTCATGTTTCAAACCGTCGGCTTGTCGTCCCGGCTTGATGTTCTGCCAGCGCCGTGTCCAGTCCCTCAAGCGGTGGGTATTTGGATGGCACACCAAACTTTCCCCGTCCCCGCATAAACTTGGTGCTAAGGCGGTTTTTCTCACGCCAGGCCAGCCAGTCTGTCCAACCGGGTTGTCCTGCAAGCAATGTGACGAATTCGCCTGAGGCCCGCTTATACATGGCTTTGTCGAGGTCTATGTATTTGGCTGCGTTTGCTGGTAGGTCGGTCATGTTAATCCCTATCCGAATAGTTGCCTTCAAGAAGCTTGTACAGGCTCGACTCCTGCAACAGAAAATCAAAGCTGGCCTTCCAACCAGTCGCCCCTGTACAAAAGCTGCTGTTCTCCAGTTTCACCAGGGCTTCGTTCCACACCTCCAGCCCGCCGATATCCTTTAACCGCTGGCTGAGTTTGGCACGGCGAACGCCCAGAAACCTTGGTACCGGTATGCCTATTTCCTTTGCGACTATCTGAAAGTTGGCAAAGGCCTTGTCTACGTCGGTTTTGGGTTCGGGCTGTACTAGCTTTAACTGTGTCATGTTGTTCTCCTGTTGTTACCGCTATCCGGTTTACGTATAACGCTCTCTCTATTTTTACCCTTTCCACCTGCCGGTAAGTCTCCCAGCATCCCCGATCCATGGGGCGTCTTGCGACGGTGTACTTAGTCCTTTCCCTGCCCCGCTTTCGTGAGGCAAGCCATTCAGGGTTGGATTATATCCCCGAATGTCACCTGCCCCAGCATTTTGACGGCTGCTAGGCCCGACTTTCGTCGGCGTAAACCATTATTGATACCGTATAGGTCGCCCGTCCTATGGGTCACGGTTCCGGGCATTGGTAGTCTGAGGTGAGCAGCCACTATTGTTCCCCGCCTATGGCTTCGGGCATCGGCTTGTGCCGGGTCATCTAATTGCGGCTTTGTGTATCCGGCATACCCATGAATGCCCGGTGGATCGTTCGGGTTGCCAGTTGTCTAAATCGCAATTGCACTGCATGGATTGTTTTAGAACGCGGACTTTCTCTATCAGCGCTGCCTGTTTCTTGGCGCGATTGGCAGTGAGGGCCTGTTCCGCGTAAAAATCTAATATGTCTGTCATTATTCAACTCTTTCCTTCCCTCTGCCGGACGGCTGCGGAGTTGAAACGCAACCGTCGCGGCGGGGAATGCTATCAGGGATCAATCTGATGGGGTCAGTCTATATGTTTCCGCACATCATGCAAAGCAATAATGTCAGCCTTCTTTGTTTCCCGTTTCTTGTGGGGAAAATCATCATCCGGCTCCATTTCACCACGCAAAATCATACCGAAAGCTATTTCGGCAAAGTTCGGCGGATATGTGGGGCAGTGTTCACGAATTGCCAAAGCTGTTCCCCAGATAAGACTGACTGCAAAGTCTTCTTGTTCCTCTTCTGTCATCCTACCCCTCCACCACCCGAAACGGCGGGTGCCTAAGCCAATGCACACGCTGTTGCTTGCCAGAATACCCAGCACGGGTGATTTCCTCGCCGTCATAGCCCGTTCGGACTTCAATTGCTCCAGCATTGCGTAATTCATTAAAGCGCCTCCACAGCCCATATTCACCCTTGGGGTGGCGGTCTATATCGTCGGCTATCCAACCACGGGCAGGGTCTGTCTTCATTATGTCGATAACCTGCTGCTGGCGCTTGCTTATCTTTGCTTCCTTGGCGGCTTCCATTGACGTGTTGGGGTCGCTTGGTCTGTAGCGTTTCCAGAATTCGTCCATTGTCATGCCTCGCCCTTTATATATCTGCGGTTTAATCGGTCTGTGATAGTTCTCGAATCGTCCTCAAAGTCAGGCATATCCTTGGGCCAATAACCCAATCGGCCCTTTGGTAAATCAGGACCACGTAGACCAAGTTGAAAGTAAGCCTTGTGACCCAGCCCCAGATCGCGTGCCGTAAGCCGTAGCCGCTTGGGACCGTCGCCAAATTCCTTTACCATCTTTCTCAGTGGGAATTTTGGGTCTTGCCATAGCCTGCGGAATTTCAGTTCATTATCAGTCACCTAGCAGCCGTTTAAGAACGCCGGCGGGATCGTTGCGGATTTGATCGCGCAACTTTTTGCCAATCCGGTCCATTAGATAATCTAAAATGCGCGTAGTTTGCTGGTTGTCGTTGATTAAGGCAAATGCGGCGGCCTCGATCTTGTCCGCAAAACCCCCGCCTTGGCGCATCTTAGTAGACGCTAACACCGTGGAAGTCATAACCGTTGAATGGTCGCGGTCATACTCCCTTCCAATTCTGCTGGTGGATTTCCCAACAACATGCCTGGCAATAAACATGCTGGCACCGCGAGCCTCTGAAACCGGGGCAATGCGTTCCCGCGAACGAATCCTATCGACGCTTATATCGAATGAATCCGAAACGGCTTTGTCTATGTCTGCTGCGGTTATGTGTCTGGCGAACGGTTTGATTTCGTCCATCCATAACGGCCATTCTTCTGTCATATCCGTTCCCTTATTTGTTGATAATTCTCTTAACTTGACTGAGCGAAAGCCTTTGTTCAAAGGCTATGACTTTAATAGTCACGCCTTCTGTATAATCGGCTTTAATCTTCCCATCTCGCGCCAGTACATCATCTATCGTCATTCCGTGGCGTCGGAAAGCAGCTTCACTCATACTGCCGGCAGGGGAGTAGGAGTGAGATATGGAGTATGATTGTTCTGCGGATGATACAAACTGCATACGGTGGTCTGCCTGTTCGGCCTTAAGATATTCCTGAAACTCCTGCCGAACCTTGAACCATGGCGTATCTTCTGGAATTGGGTGGCCGTGTATGTCGCATATGGTCATGATACTTTCCCTATAAATGGAATCTGTTTAACCTGTTCGGATTTTAGTGCTTCCATGCCTGCTACAATTTGCTGCATTTCTTCCAACGAACGGCAGACATAATAACTGTGTCCATGGAACACTAGACTGTCATACCAATGCCCCTGGTCTGGACTTAACTTTCCCGTCCCAGCCTTCATTTCGACATAAGCACTCCGGCCACCGGGGAATATCAAGATTAAATCCGGGAAACCGGGACGAACGCCCATTTTCTTAAGCCGGGAGCCTTCGCTTGCACTCCGCGCACCACCATTTGGGACGTGGGCATACATCAGACGGCCCTGTGCCTCCAACAACGCAAGCCATTCGACGCATGTGATTTGCAATGCTTGCTCGGGTTGTTTGCG